GCATCGTTCCATGTTGGACGTTCTAGGTATCAAAAATGCAGAGAAGCTCGTGCCCCTGCCCGATGATCAGAAACCAACAGACCCTGTGTCTGAGAACCAAGCCGCACTTAAGGGTAAACCCTTAAAGGCGTTCCAGTATCAAGACCATCAGGCGCACATGGCCGTGCACCAGTCCATGTTGCAAGACCCCATGATCGCAGCCGTCATTGGGCAAAACCCACAAGCGCAAACCATCATGGCCGCTCTTCAAGCACACATTGCAGAGCACGTTGGGTTTATGTACCGCTTGCAGGTTCAGCAACAGTTGGGATTGCCTCTGCCAGAGGAAGACGAGAAGGTTTCTCCAGAAGCCGAGAAGGCAATGTCAGCCATGATGGCACAAGCGGCCAATCAGGTATTGCAGCAAGCTCAAGCAGCGGCGGCTCAACAGCAAGCCATGCAACAAGCCCAAGACCCTGTTATCCAGATGCAACAGCAAGAGCTCCAGCTTAAGCAACAAGAGTTGCAACTCAAGAAAGCCAAGGCCGCATCCGAGTCAGCGGTTGCAATGGCCAAGGTGCAGTTGGAGACCGAGAAGGTTGGCGGAAACTTAAAGCTCAACTCCATGAAAGTGGGCGCAGACATCCGAGCCAAACAACACCAAGTGGCTTCGCAAGAACAACAGGCAGGGTTAAAAACAGGTTTGGATATTGCCAAACACAAAGCGGAGATGGACTTGCAAAAGCGTCAAGCCATGCTAGACCATATCCAACAATTCAAACGGGACGAAAAACCAAAGGAGAACCCTGAACAATGATCGACCAATTCGCACGCGTATTGCGCGAAAAAATACGTACCGACATGAACAACTACGCCGACGACATGGCGGGGGGTTCGTGTCGCACTTTTGAAGAGTATCACAAACTTTGCGGTGTTATTTCAGGTCTAGCCATCGCAGAGCGTTATTTACTTGACCTGCTAAAAGAAATGGAAGAATCGGATGAGTGATTTAATTTTGCCTCCCGGCATTGAGCCGTTGTCTGCGCCTGTAGAAGACGCAACACCGGAAGAGAAAGCAACCGTCCTGCCTGATCCAACAGGCTTTCACATCCTGTGCGGACTGCCTGATATCTCTGACAAGATTGATGGTACTGAACTGGATCTCGTGCGTCCCTCCCAATATGCTGAGCGCGAACAACACGCAACCACTGTGCTGTTTGTGCTAAAGGTTGGACCAGAGGCGTACGCTGACAAGACCAAGTTCCCTAGTGGTCCTTGGTGCAAACCCGGAGACTTTGTGTTGGTACGTACGTATTCTGGTACGCGATTCAAAATCTTTGGCAAAGAGTTCCGTCTTTTGAATGACGATCAAATTGACGCTGTTGTGCAAGACCCTCGTGGGATTTCCCGCGCTTAACGGAGTAAAAAATGGCTGAACAATTTAAGTTCCCAGACGAGATAGAAGAAAACAATGTAGAGATCACGACTGAAGCCCCCGAAGTCGAGATTGAAATTGTTGACGATACGCCTGTGCAAGATCGTGGGCGTCAACCACTCAACCGTGAAGTTGAAGACCCAACGGATGAGGAAATCGAAAGCTACTCTGATAACGTCAAAAAACGTATCAAAGAACTGACACACTCCAAGCACGATGAGCGCAGGAGAGCAGATGCTATTGCACGCGAAAAAGAAGAGCTTGAGCGTCTTGCAAAACAATTGATTGAGGAAAATAAAAGCCTCAAAAAGAGCGTTAACGTCGGTCAGGAGGCATTCGTCCATTCTGCCAAAGAGAAGGCAGAGGCGGACCTTGCTATGGCTCGCCGTCAATATAAAGAGGCGCAAGAGGCGTTTGACACAGACGCTATCATTGCTGCGCAAGAAGCGCTGACGGAAGCAAAGTGGAACCTCGAGAAAGTAAAAAATTATCGAGTACCCCCTTTACAAGAGCAAGAAATTCCTGTACAAACTCAACCTAGACAGACTCAAACTGTTCAACCGGACGAAAAATCCCTGCGCTGGCAGGCAAAAAACCAGTGGTTCGGCTCAGATGGGTTTGAAGAAGTTACCAGCTTTGCACTAGGGCTGCATCAAAAACTAGTAACCGCAGGCACGGACCCGCGCTCTGATGAATATTACGAGCAGATTGATGCTCGCGTACGCTCAAAGTTCCCCGAAGTTTTTGGCGAACCTGAGAAAAAACCTGTAGATGCCAGAAGGCCCTCCACTGTTGTAGCGCCTGCGTCGCGTTCAACGACTGCAGGTAAAGTCAAACTTACCACGACTCAATTGAATCTGGCTAAGAAATTTGGACTAACCCCACAACAATACGCTGCGCAAGTGGCAAAACTGGAGAACTGAAATGGCTGACACAAAAATTAACCGTGACTTAACTACACGCGAAAAATCTGCTCGTACTGTATACAAACCAGCGAGCACCTTGCCTGACCCTACTCCCGAACCCGGGTATGGATTCCGTTATATCATGACGCACATACTTGGTAAGGCAGATCACACTCGCTTGTCCCGCATGAGACGAGATGGGTGGGAACCGGTTAAGGCGGCTGACCATCCCGAATTGATGATTGAGGGTAATGCCGAAGGTAATGTTGAAATTCAAGGGTTGATACTTTGTAAAAACTCAATTGAGAACATCAGAGCCTATGACGAGTATTACGCTAAACAAGCAGCAGATCAGATGGATTCAGTCGACAACAGTTTCATGAAAGACAATGATCCAAGGATGCGCAAGTTCTCAGAGAAATCCTCTACAACAACCCGCGGAATTGGATTTGGTGCAGGTTCCAAGTAAATTTTTTAGGAGTCCTTAAATGGCTTATCCAATCGTTTCAGCCCCTTACGGGTTTAAAGCGGTCAGTGAGTTCGGTGGTCTACCCTATGCTGGTTCTACCCGCATGTATCCCATCGCTACTGGCTACAACACTAACTTGTTCAATGGCGACATTGTTCAGTTGTCTGGCGGTACTATTGTTGCTACCACCATGTCAGCCGCCTCTTCTCCTGCTACTGCCGTAGCTGGTACATTGGGCATTTTCGTTGGCGCTGAGTACACAAACTCTTTGAGCCAACCCACTCGCGGTCAATACTGGCCTGCCAATACTGTGTCTAACAACGCAGTTGGCTACGTCATTGATGATCCCCGCGTGGTCTTCAAAGCTGCCGTTGTTGCTCAAGGTACTTCCTTGTCTAACACTGCTTCTACCATCGGTTATGTGAACCCCACCTTCATCGGTACTAACATGTACGCTATCACTGGCGGAACAGGTAGCACCATCACTGGTGACTCCGCAATGGCCGTGTCTGGTGCAGTTGTTAGCTCTGGTACTTCTGGTAACACACGTATTGCAACATTGTTGCCTTGGCGTGTTGTGAGCGTTGTGCCTGACACAGCCGTTACCGTTACAGCTACTGCTTCTACTTCTGGTTCAAGCACAACTGTGACATTGACTGCTGCTAACTCAGCAATTCAACCCGGTATGCAGTTGATCGCTCCAAGTGGCACTGGCTCTGCACAAGGTAACTACATCTCTGTGGTCACCGTGTCTGGAACTACCGTGACTGTGAATAGCGCCATTACATTGGCCGCTGGTTCTGCAGTTTCTTTTGTTGGTTATCCCGAAGTATTGGTCACATGGAATGCTACATTCCAAGGCATGACTAACACTGCTGGTGTATAAGGAGTAATCTAAAATGGCAATTTCACGCGCACAACTATTAAAAGAACTCCTTCCCGGATTGAACGCATTGTTCGGTTTGGAGTATGCCCGTTACGGCGAAGAGCATAAAGAAATCTACGAAACAGAGAAATCTGAGCGTAGCTTCGAAGAAGAGACCAAACTCTCTGGTTTCTCCGCTGCTCCAGTCAAGGCTGAGGGCACTGCACTGTCTTACGACAATGCACAAGAAGCTTTCACCGCAAGGTACAGCCACGAGACAATCGCCCTTGGTTTCTCGATCACTGAAGAAGCGATCGAAGATAACTTGTATGACTCTTTGTCTGCACGTTACACCAAAGGTTTGGCTCGCGCTATGGCTTATACCAAGCAGGTTAAAGCTGCGGCAGTTTTGAACAACGGCTTCAACGCTACCATCGTTGGTGGTGACGGACAACCTTTGTTCTCTACAGCTCACCCCTTGATCTCTGGCGGCACCAATGCCAACACTCCCTCTACCCCTGCTGATTTGAACGAGACTTCTCTTGAGAACGCCGTTATTCAAATCGCTGCATGGACAGACGAGCGTGGCCTTTTGATCGCTGCACGTCCCAAGAAACTCATTGTTCCCCCAGCATTGATGTTCGTTGCTACTCGCCTCTTAGAGACTGAGTTGCGCGTTGGTACAAACAACAACGACATTAACGCATTGAAGAACAACGGTTCCATTCCTGAAGGATACACTGTCAATCACTTCTTGACAGCGCCTAATGCATGGTTCTTGACCACTGACGTGCCAAACGGTATGAAACACTTTGAACGTGTTGCTCTCCAAAACTCAATGGATGGAGACTTTGATACGGGTAACGTACGTTACAAATCTCGTGAACGTTATAGCTTTGGTTATAGCGATCCACTTGGAATGTATGCTTCTTACTAAAAAAGTATTAAAAAATAATACTTTTAAGGGCCCTTCGGGGCCCTTTTTAATTACCTGTATCGTAATTCATTTTCGAAAAGTATTTAGAAAATATATTTGACAATCTCCATCCATTGATATATAGTTGAGACTTCTAAAAGGAGTTGACTATGTTTTATGTTTATGTTTACCGTGACCCCCGCCCTCTTAAACTAGGCCAGCCTGTGTACGTAGGTAAAGGTACAGGAGATCGTGATCTATCGCATTGGTCTAGAGGGTCTCATAACAAGCCATTTCAAGATTTTATTTCGCATTTAAAACAACGCAATTTTGTTGCTGTTTGTGAACGTGTGTTTGAAACTGAAAATGAAGAAGAAGCCTTTGCCAAAGAAATGGAGCTTATCAAACTGTACGGGCGTCGAGATTTAAAAACAGGGACGTTATTTAATTTAACTGATGGCGGCGAAGGCCCAAGCGGGTATATTAAATCAGAGGAACAAAAAGCCGCTGATGGTAGATTTACTAAAGAGCATTGGCAAGACCCAGAATACCGTGCCAAAGTAATTGCCGGACAAACCAAAGCGCAGAACACCCCAGAAGCGCTTGAATCTAAGTCAATCAATTCTAAAAAGATGTGGGAAGAACAAGGGGACACACTGGCTAAAAGCATTAAGGAAGCTCGTAATACAGAAGAGTCCAAAGCTAAAACCAGTGTTCAAGCTAAAGCTCAATGGGCTGATCCTGAGTATGCTGCTAAACAAACTGCAAACAACAAAGAAATTGCTAATCGTGAAGAAGTTAAAGCAGCCAAGAAAGCCGCAGCTAAAGCACTATGGGCCGACCCTGTTTGGAAAGCCAAAATGATGGCAGCAAGAAACAAGAAAAAACTTCTTGACACTTAACAGGAATAGTGTATATTGAGGGCTGTCTGGGACTTTTTCTCTTGTTGCCACTGGCCCAGCAGACGATGCAACGATTAACAAGAGACTTTTGCATAAGGACACTTATCATGGCACGC